AGCCATTTGATTATATTTTAAAATGGTGGACTATATTTCAAGTCCTCCAAATTAGATCCCCAATGAAATTACAGATTCTTTAAATGCTTGATTGCAGCCGTATTAAGCAATTTGCCATCATAACGAGCATACATTAAGAAACCTACTTCCATCTCATCCATGAAACGCTCACGCAATGGCACAAGGACATTGTTCGCAACAGCACGGATTATATACTTACTCCAATCTCCAAAATAAATAATTTTAGCATCAGCAGCCTGTGCAGATGGTAAATCATTGTTCACAAAGAAATTGTAACCTAACAATCTGTCTGGTGTACCTTCTCTTAATGATGGTTGGAATAATGGATTATTTGCAGTATCGTAATTTAACTTTCTAACCGCACTTAAAATCTGGTCATGCATCATGAACGCAGTTGATGGGCTATTTCTGTAAGCTATGTCAACAGAGTGAACAAGGTCAACAAGGTTAGCAGCAGTAAACGCACCAGTAGTTGCAGATTCTACACCAGAAGGTGCAACATCTCTGAATCCTGTTGGTTTACCATTACCATCACCAGTTGTAAATGCAGTGTTCAACGCTCTTCCTAAACGCTCACCTAACATGATTGGTAATTCACTATTCAATAAACCAAACTCGTCATTTGCCCATTCAACAGATACTTTTACCAATGTGTTACAAACGTGAGCTGCAAAAGTTTCTCTTGTAAAGGTCATGTCTTGAACAGTTACTGTCGCTGCCTCTGTATGCCAGTTAGCAGCCGTGCCTGTATCATTAACTTTTGGCCAGTACAATGTACCTGCTTTTGGTGTAGTGATTACACGGCTAACCTGTAACATTGGTCCGTAGTAAGCCATTGTTCTTTCCAATTCGTTAGAGAACTGGTAAGGAATAACATAACCACCTGCCAATCCAGTCTCCGCAGTAGTAATCGTTGCAGTACCACGCATTTCACGGAGTAAACCGCGCTCTGTGTTATTCAACTCTCTCTTTGCAATGGCTTTCATGAATGCAGAGTGATACTCTGGAGACTTAACAATCTCTCTTTGATCCGTTGGCAATGCAGCAAGTGTATCTTCAATAACACTAACTCCTCTTGACTCAGAGTTGATTTCATTCCATCTTTCTAAACGTGAAATTTGGTCTGTATAACTTTTAAAAGAACCGTCTGCTTTATCCCATTGTGCGGATTCGTCGGCGGACATCAATCTACCTTCGGCTGCGGCTCTTTTTTGTAGGTCTTCCATTATTGCGTAATCGGAAGCCCGCTTTTCTCTTAATTCCTTTGCAGTCATTATTTTGTTTTTAAATTTAATAAGTGCAGGGCGTTCCTGCGTAACTCGTTCTGTATATTAATTTCAGATTTAACACATATATCAATAACACTTTGTAATTCTTCATCTAACTTTCCTGCTATCTGCTCATAGCTGCGCTTGGCAACCATGGTATCTGGATTAGCAGGATAAGTTACCGGAGAAACATCATATACTTTCTTAATGCCTCGAATAACTCTTTTAGGTTTCATGCCTTCCCTTTCTTGCCAGTCCTCTGCCTCTACACTAAAAGCAAATGATGATTGATAAACATCACCACGTTTAACCATTTCTAAAAGGTCATTACCTAAAGTAGTGTTTGGTGCCTCAAACTCATATTCCATAGCAGAACCAGTAACCTTTAATTTTAAAGTACCAGATTTAGTCCTTGCCAAAACCATATTAGCATCATGATTAAACAATGCCACTACATCGCTCATGTCGGAGTTAGTGAATACATCTTGACTCATCTCTTCATCATACCAACCCATATCGTAGGCAGAATTAAACACGGTAGCAGTGCCTACGATGGTGCGAGATTCTGGCATTGCCCTAAACTCGTAATTTATACTTCTCTTTTCCATTGTTTTAATCGTTAGAATCGTTACTATCGTCGTTTATAGTTTCGTTTGTTGGTTCTATCTTAATATTAGAAGCTAAAGGCAATTCATAACTATCTCCACCGGTGTAAGGATTCATATTCTCTTTAATCCTAATTTCGTTAGGTGACATGGCTAACACATTACGCATCGTGGTATAATAAGAAGATCGCGCTGCAACATCGCCACGGAGTAAGCCATCAAGATTAAAACGTGTACTATACCTGTCTTTCTCTACCTCAAAAAATATCTTTCTATTAAATTCTGCCTCAATTATTTCACACAATGGCATAATGGTGTAATTAACAAACATTTGAGACAACTGCTCCATGTTGCTAAATGTAGCCTTATCCATATCCTCCAACAAAACACCAGGTACACCAGTTATGCGAGCAATGTCGGAAATAGTAGCCTTCTTAGTTTCATTGAATGCTGCATCATTAGGATTAAGACCTACTTTCTGAAAGTCCATGCCTTCCTCTAAGATGGCAGTGCCTCCAGCGTTTTGACTGCCTCCAAAAGCACGATTGAAAGAAGATTTTAATCTGTCGTATGCCTCATTAGTTAACTTGCCAGGATGTTTTAGCACTCCGTTTAAGTGTGCGCCATTCTTATAAAAGTTCGCACCATAGTTTCTATTTGCTAAAGCTAAGCCATAGTTATCTCTATGAAGGTCCGGCATAACAAAACCATCTATACCATTCCATGATAGGTTAGGTATGTGAATGATGTTATCTGAACTATACTTCTTGTTATTTTTCTTATTCTTAAATAGTAACTCGCCTCTGGTATTATAGTAGCTTTCCATTTGCACCGGATCAAGTATCAAAAGACTTGTAATCCTTTGGCTATTTGCATTTCTGTTAATGGCAGCATAAAATACACCATGGCTCAAATAATGCAGAACCATTGTTTTATAAAACGTATGAGCTGTGTAAAACTGTGAAGGCTCTCGACTTACTATCTTAAAATTTGGATGTTCTTTAGCTATTCTCAAACTACCATCTTCTCCTTTTTCTATGATATCAAAAGGAAGCGATGCAATAACACCTCCAAGTATTTGAGTAGCACGGTAAAAGGCAGGAAGACCAATAATAGAATATTCATCTACCGCAACACCAGCAGCAGATCCTCTTTGAAACAATGCGCCTAATGTATCACCGTTGATTGGTGTACTTGGATTTTCTATACTTGCGCGAGTATTAGAAAAAAAAGACCGCATGGTGTTAATTATTCCCATGCGGCAAATATAAACCAGATTAGTATGAAGTTATAAACCTTGAGTAACAGACTAAACAAACTTCATGTCCATATAATTACTTTTCGCTTTGCGAAAGCTATTATACGTTGTGTACTTTTCATCAAGACCTAGCTCTTCTCTTTCTTCCTCTAATTTCTGCCATGCCTCTTGATGTGTACGACATTCTCCAGATAATTCATAAAACCTATGAAAATAACCGGATGTTGAATTAATCTGTCTAACCTGTTGAGCGTACTCATGCTTTCTCATTAAATTCTCCATAATTAAAAGGTTTTTATTTTAATTAGGTACATTTTATAACATCAATAATCCTCCTTCCCTTTCCTTCCCTTCATATATCGTTGGTCTATCTCCTTGCATTATTTGAGCGTATGCCATAACCATTGCTACCGCTCCATCCACTTTCTCTGTGCTTTTTGCTTTATCTATTTTTATGTTGCCAGCAGGATCAAGTCTTAAAATAACATTGCTCATCATCCATTCCAATACTGGGTTACCATCGTGCGTAATTTCATGAGATAAAAACAACTTTTCTATTTCTTTAGTTGGTGCAGACATTGAAATAAAACCTTGCCCAAATGGTTTCATGGTTGCGCCATCATTTGTTAACTGTATAACAAGTTGACTGGCATTCCATCGGTCAAAACAAATGCACTCTATTTTATATTTAGCCGTTATTTCAATTACCTTATTCTTTATGTAATCGTAATCGGTTACATTACCATCTGTCATTGTTAAGTGTCCATCTTGCTGCCATTGCAGATAAGGTACACCATCACTAAGCGATCGCTCTCTCACATTGTCCTCTGGGCAAAAGTAATAAGACTTTATGTGTGGTTTAGATAATCCTTCTTGCACCGGAAAACAAAGTACAAGTGCGCAAATGTCACGCGTTGAGGCAAGATCTAAGCCAGCATAACACTTTTTATTATACAGCGTAGCATCATCAATAAATAACCTTGTTTTATCTATGTAGCTTTGACTAATCCAAACAGAGGAGGTAGATGTCCATACGTTTAAATTCTTAGTCATAAATTGTATTTGCTTTGACGCTCCCTCATTTAATGCTTTTTGAAATTGGTCATCCATGTAACAAATGTATGGAGTCACACCAAGGTTAGGATTGCTTTTTGT